ATAGGTGTATTTATGGCTTCAGTTGCTGCTCTTGCCGCTGCTATGGCTGGTGGTACAGTTCCTTTAGTTAAACTAGGTCTTGCTTTATTAGCTTTTTCCGGTTCGTTATTTATAATTATAGGTGCAGCCGCATTGCTAGTATATACCGGTCATATGGTAGCTCAAATGACTAGTACGGCTTTCCAGGCAATACGATTAGTTATTGGCATGCTAGTAACAATGATATCTGCAATAGTATCAATGGTAGCTATAATAGTAGTATTAAATAAAGTATTATCTATGATAGGTACTGGTGGATTATTATCAGAAAAGAATCTTACTGGTGGATGGAAATTATTAGGTTATGTATCATCAATATTCTTATTAGTAGCATCGTTTGCAATATTAGCACAAACTACAAAAGATATTTCAATTGGTAAATTATTATCATTAGGTGTTACTTTATCTATAATGATATTTGCATTAGCTTCTATAGTGCAAGCTCTTGGTAGTTCTGAGAAAATGATGAGCTTTAAGTTTGGTAATATGCTCAAAATAATTACTATAATAACTGCGCTTATGACACTAGGCAGTAACATGGCCAAAATGAAAGATATAGATATGATCAATCTTATAGCAGCTGTATCTAGCATGGCGTTTCTTATGTTTGCGTTAGCCGAACTAATAAAAGCGTCATCATTACCGGAAGAAAAGTCAAAAGGGCTCAAGAAGAATATTAATACAATGGTTGGTATGATACTTAAAATATTTGGTGGTATTGGTTTAATTATAGTTGGACTTACCGCTATTATCGATAAGTTTGGTATCGACGAAACAAAAATGTTAACTATGGTTGATAGCGTTAATAAGATTGCGATTGTAATGGCTGCGGTAGCCGGAGTATTTTTACTTATCAGTTCTATTGTTATAGAATTATTATCATTAGATAAGAAAAGTAGCAGAACTGACGCGGCTGGTACATTACAGAGCACAATGAAAACGTTATCGTTTATGATGATATTGATTGGTACTGGAATAGGTGCACTATTATTAGCGGTGGCCGGAGCTGTTAAACTATTAAGTTCGGTAAATGATCCAGAAGCATTGCTTAATGAAATTGTTGAATATACTTATATTATTTCTGGAATGCTACTAGCAGCAGCGGGATTAATAGCTGCTATTAGTGTTATTGCTAGTAAATATATTAAAAAAGAGACACAACAGAAACAAAATATAGGTTTGTTTTTAATCCGGTTTGCTGGTATGATTGGCGTTCTATTACTAGGCTTTGCCGCACTAGTCCAGGCATCTAAGGGAATTAATGTATCCAATCTGATACTTGCGGGAATATGGGCGATAGCTATAATAATTGTAGCGTCAGGCATGGCTTTTTGGATGATGGAAACTATAGATGATATTGCAGATAATTGGGACGATGATCACAATGCAGCTGTTAAAAGTCTTACAAAAATGATGCTCGGAATAGTAGCTATTGTGTTATCATTAACTGTTTTATTTGCGGCAGTAGCAGCCTTGTCTAAAGTTGCGGATTTTCTGAAGACTTTGACATTGTTTATTGTAGTATTTGGCGCCGCGGCAATATTATTTGTTTTACTTATAAAGTCAGTAGAAAAGTTTACAAAGATAGTAGCCGAAGGTAAAGAAAAAGCATTTGAGACGGCATCTAAGGGACTTGAAGGAGTGATTAAAGCTCTCGTATTATTAATGGTATCATTAGTTGCTATATTCATGCTATGCTTCTCAGTATCTAAAGTTGTACTAGCAAATGGTAGTCCAGCAGAATTATGGAGTGCTATTGGATTATTCGCAGTAATAGTTGCAGTTGCCGCTGCTCTTGTAGCAGGATTGATGGTAGGTATTAGACTATTATCCAAGGAAGCAGACAGCAGTAAAGTAGAAATGGTCAAAATGGCATCATCTTTCTTAGTTGCTATGGTTGGTGCTATCTCAGTATTAATAACAGTACTTACACTATTATATGTATCTTGTCTTTATATTACACAGAGCTATAGTGCAGCAGAAATTAAGAATGCATCTGATTTGTTTTCGAGTATCATGGGCGTAACAACTTTCATGCTTATTTGCATCGCTGTATCAATTGCAGCATTACTTTGGAGCATTAGGTCATTCTCAAAGCAAACTGGTATAGCATTAGTCGCTACTGTTCTTGGAGGCATGGTAGCTGTAATAGTAGTTGTTGGAATATTAATACGTACCTTAATGGAATCAATAATGCAGCTGAGTGATGTTAGTATATCATTTGGTACTAGAAAATTATACAATTATCTAGCAACTGTAACATATATTTTAATAGGCGTATTAGGTCTTATTTCCGCACTTATAGCGTGGATGACAAAAAATAGTGTGACCGCTGTAGTTGGTGTTGGCGTATATCTTGCAGGTATTACAGCAGCGATAGTAGCCATTGGAAGTTCAATGTCAAAAATAGTAGAAGCTATATGCAGTATACCTAGTGGTAAAACATTAAAGGAGTTAGATGCTGTTAGTGAATTCTTAAAGCAATTGACTTGGACAATTGGAATACTTTCGGTCATTGGTGGTGTTATTGGTGGTTTTGCAAGTAGTCCAAATTTTAAACTTGTTATATTAGGCGTTATAGCTTTACTTGCAGCATTAATATTCACCATAAAGATAGTAGCCGATACAATAAGGGATGGCTATAATAATACAAGCTTAATAGTTCAATCTTTCAGTGATATGAAAGGTGCACTAGACAACTTAAAGACACCTATCGAGAAAATTTCTGAAGCACTGCAGATAATGGTTGACAAATTTAGTAAGATACCACATGCTGTAGATGAAGCTAATAGTGCGCTAGACAATTTCGATGCCGATAAGCAGGAAACACTCAATAAGTTCTATGGCGAGCAGTATGGTAAGTTTAATAGCATTAAGTTAAACGACGTAGATCAAAATGACATTAATTCTTCTAAGAAACCACCATTGAAGCCTGGTCCTAAGAAATCTCAGGTTAGGTTAAGTGGTGCAAGCGGTAACGGTATATTCAATAATGCGCCATCATTCATTCAGGGTGCTTCAGTATTAAGTGGTTCAATTATTAAACTAACTAGTGCCGTAGATGATAATACAAAAGAAAATAAAGTCAATAATGCTAACATACTAAGGCAGACAGAAGCTATTGAACACAATCGCACACTACCTGATAAAAAACTACCCGATAGAGAACTTCCACAAATAACGGCTACAGATCCTGTCTCAAAAGTGCAAGCAGCTTATGAAAACCATCAAGATCAAAAGATACAAAAGATTGTAGATAAAGCATTCGACGCCATTGGTGGTAATGAAACATTTCAAAGCATACTAGAATCGGTCAAGGGAATATCCGATTTCTTCGGAGCCGATGGTGCGTTTAAATCTATAAAGGATGTGTTCTTTGATGAGAATGGTAAGTTCAAGTCATTGAGTCAAATCACCGAAGCAATAATAAGCGCCATTGGTGGTACTGAAAAAGCTGGAGATATTCAGAATACCATTTTAGGTGTAATAAATAATGTTACTGGTGGTGCATTTAAAACGCCAAGAGACGAAGCAGCTGATAAGTGGAATGCTAATAAAAACAATCCTTATAAAGTACAGAAGAGAAGTGATGGACGTTATGAGTTTGTAGATGAGCAATACAGAAAAGACCTTTCATTAAATAGCAGATTAAATGCAGCTGTTAACTCAAAGGAAAATAGCGTTGACTTTGCTAGTGATGTTCAAACCGCTATTGATAACGGCTTAACCAATGCTCTAACTACATTTACAGAAAGTGACGATTGGAAAACAGTTAAAGATGCGCTTCTAGGTGCAACCACCACGGAAGACGACGATGACAAAAATAAGAATTCCCAGAAGAGTGAAACTAAGTATCTTGTAGGAATGCAAAAAATTGCAAAGAAGTTGGCATCACAGACAGGTATGTCATATAATAAAGCCGCTAAGAATGTAACAGAATTTGCACAGGCTCTGGCTCTTGCTGATTTACAGGCTTCGAATAGTTATGAAAAATATGAGAAGAATGAAGATGCAGTAAAAGCTATGGCCGAACAGTATAAGGAATCATTTAACGAACTTTATACTACAGTAGTTGATAATATTAAATCATCTTATTCAAGCAATCCGTTCGATAAATTCGTAACAAAAGCTCCTATGTCAAAAGGAAGTATGTTAAGGAATTTACGTAAGAGAGCTGAGAAGATTAAAGAATACGTACAGTGGATGAACGAACTTGCAAGTCAAGGTAAGGTAAGTCCAGCAACATACAACTGGTTATTACAACAGGATCCAGAAACAGCTTATGGATATTTAAAGAATTTACGTAAAATGAATACTGAAGAGTTAAAGGAAATTAATGGATATTTCTCAGATATTACGACTTTAACAGCAGATCAATCAGACTCATTAATGGCATCATTTACTCAATCTGGTAAGTATACAGCAGAAGGTTTTGCTAATGGTTTATATTCTGTAGACGTAGTAGAACCTGTTAAGCAAATAGCCAAAGATGCTCTTAAAGCACTTAACGATGAACTTGATATTCATTCACCTTCTAGAAAATCTTATGAGAGTGGCGCATACTTTGATGAGGGTCTTAAGAATGGTGTTAATGACGGAATTCCTGATATTCAGACAGCGGTATTAGGTTTGGCAACAAAACTTATGGAAGCTTTAGACAATGGTATGTCATATGAGGATTTATATTCTAAAGGTAAATCATCAGCGGAAGGTTTTAAACAAGGTATAGCCGATGTATTAGTTAATGATACAGAGACTGGAGGAATAGAACCTATCTTTACAAATAATACAAATTATACATACCAGATGAATCTTAATTCGGATTTTGTTAATAATATATCAGCTAGTATGGAAACAATGATTAGCAACCAGAACACCATTATTAATAAGATGGAGTCTATACAGACATCTATCGATAAGTTAGGTACTATGACATTTAATGCTTATATGGATCCATCAAAGGCAGCAAGTGAATTAGGACCTCATATTAATATATGGATGGGAAGGCAAGCATTAAGAACAAGGAGAGGTAATTAATGGCAAGTGTTTATTATGAAGGAGAGCACTCGCTAAATTTTATACCAGAAGGAGAATCGGGCGATTGGAAAAATTCATGGGAAGAATGGGGATTAGCTCCAACTTCCCGCCCGGTTATTTCCTTACCTGAACCCGCAACAAATTATGTAGAAATTCCAGGAACATCTGGGTCACATGATTTGACAGATCAGTTCGGGTATCCTGCATATGGAATGAGACAGGGATCCATCGAATTTATGGTGGTCCCTGAATTTTCCAGTGTACAATCCAAAAATTCAAAATGGAATTACAGGTATGCAAATTTAGCAAATTTCTTTCACGGTAGAAAGATATGGATGTATTTAGATGATGACCCAAATTACTACTATAGTGGACGTTGGAGCGTTTCATGGTCTTCACCTAGTGGTAAGGGAGAACTATCGAGGGTCATACTAAATTATACGCTAGATCCTTGGAAATATGTAAAAGAAGGATGGAGAGGTATTTATATTTCTTCGTCTAATCTTAGTTCTGGCATAGGAGATTATTATAAGTATACTAGAGGATCAAATGGTGAATTTATTAGAGGCAATAGAATAAGCACGAGTAAAACATTAAAAGAAGCAATGGCCGATAGTTCGGCATATATAACACAGAGCCCATATTTTAGAACAACTAACATAACCGGTGGAGATGTATCTGTATTTTATACCAATTCTGATTTTACAGGAGAATTGAATATAGTAAACAATATAAGTACCAATACAACCACAAGGTTTCCATCTGTAATTATAAGACAAGCGGATGATGGATGGGATATCGATTTTACAGGAACAGCAAATTTAGAAATTATATTTAGATTAGGAAGGTTATAGTATGTATGAAATTATGTGGACAGACGATATAGCCTCAGTACCCAAAATTGAAACATATGAGGCAGTATTCTATTTATTTAATACAGAAATTAGAAGTAAGTATGTAGATTTTATGCCAGGCTCAACTGCATTAGATACTATTGAATTATATTTGATATATGCAAATAGAGGTGGCGTTGTTCCTATGGCTAGTCTTACGGTAAGTTATACAGATTGTCCAGTAGAACCAGAAGTTGAAGTAGTTTCTGATCCACAGTATGAAGGTGCTGGAAAGGTTACTTTTAATCCTACCAATTTCGTTACTGTAGATAGGAACAAGTGGTATACATTTAAGTTCGAAGGAAGAGATATAGATGGTAATAAAATAGTAGCAAAGTATAAGATGCGATATAGGCAAACTATTGAACTAAAATTATTTACGCCAGAAAATACCACATTAAGAAATGATTATACTGTAAGATTATATGATCAAACACTTATAAAGAATAATAAGAAGGCTACTGTATTCTATACCGATGAGAATCATTCAGTTGATGAATTCAGTTCATTTTCTTGGTCATGTAATATTAATGTACCTGATACAGAGCATAACTTAACTAAGGCCATTTATGATGAATCCTATGCTGTTATACATGATGAAACAAACTTCAATGAACCGTCCGTAAGACCACAGGATGATACAGCAGTTTTGACAATTAATGCTACTGATACTAATGGATTAATATACAGAGGCATTATTAATATACACTATGACTATAATGACACTATATAAAGGAGGAAATTCAAAATGGAAGAAATAAATATAGGTAATCCGGAGCAGCTATCAAACTCCGAGAGAATGCTTTATAATATAGCCAATAATAGTTCTATAAAAACCGATCCACCAAATTCAAGAGTTGAAAAATTACTCGAGCAGATAATGGAGAATAGCGGTTCGGCAGCCCTTCAATTTATAGGAGTAACGACTACCGAAATCGAAGATGAATCAACAACTTCTCCAGTAGTTATAAATGGCGAGGAAGTAACACCTGATAATGGTGATATCGTATTTTATAACAAAGGTGAATATGTTTGGGATGGATCGAAATGGAGACTCCTTGGCGATAATATTACATACACGTACTATACAGAAAATACCACAGCGCAAACAGCTAGTTTTTCTGGACAGAAGCATTTCGAGATAAACGGTGATACTCAGTATCCTAATAGATTCTCTAACAATTATAATGCTGCGATCGGCCAGTCTAATATTGTTAGTGGAAAAGGTGCTTTTGCGGTTGGATCTGGCAACACTGCATCCGGTGAGTATTCAATGGCGCAAGGAATAAATTCATCTTCAATTGGCGCTCAATCTCATGCAGAAGGAAATACCGTTAGAGCACAGGGCGAAACATCTCACGCTGAAGGACGTAATACGAATGCCGTTGGTTCGTATTCACATGCCGAAGGACAGCAGACAACTGCACCAGGCAGTGCATCACATGCTGAAGGATATAGCTGCTATAGTATCGGTATTGATTCACATGCTGAAGGAGACTCGTGCTATAGCCCAGGTGCCGCAGCACATGCAGAGGGTAGCGGGAGACATGCTACTGGTCATGCATCTCATGCAGAGGGCATCGGAAATGGTTCCGTCGAAGCAAAAGGGGAAGCCGCACATGCAGAGGGTTATTACACTAAAACAGATGGAAGCGCAGCGCATGCCGAGGGATATCAAACGTCGGCGATGGCACAGGCAGCTCATGCCGAGGGATATTCGACAACTGCATCCGGTTCGTATTCTCATGCCGAGGGATATTCAACAACTGCATCTGGATATGCTTCACATACCGAAGGACGGCAGACGACCGTATCTGGTTCGTATTCGCATGCTGAGGGGTATAATAACACAATTGATACTGGGACTGATTATTCCCACGCTGAGGGATCTAATAATACTATAAATTCATACGCAGATAATTCACATGTCGAAGGATTAGGAAATGTTGTTAATGGTTCATGTTCTCATGTTGGCGGAGAGTATAATATTGCCGGATCTAATTATCAAATGGTCATTGGTAAATATAATGAATCAGATACCCATGATATATATGCGTTTATTATTGGTAATGGAACTGGCGATAGTTATAGACGCAATGGCTTTACCGTTAAGTGGGATGGAACTGCCCAATTAGGTGCACCTCCGGTCAATGATATGGACATTGTCACAAAGAAATATGCAGATGATCATTACGCAACTGTTCATCACTCGGCATCATCGCCAACTGCATCAGATGGTAAAAATGGTGATATTTGGTATAAGATGTCTGTTGGCACTCTCGGCGAACTTGAGGAAATAATTGCTGTATATACAAAATATAACGATACTTGGCATGAAAACGAAGATAATAATACCACTTACACCGCAGGAGAAAATATTACAATAGATCCTAATAATGTGATATCTGCTAATATAAGTGGCGGTGCCGGTATTCCATTCGTTATGGTAAACAGTTCAACCACGAGTCAGCATTGGGAGGCGTCTTTACCAAATACAACAAGTATTTCAACGGGATTTGTAATTCTTGTAGCAAATATGGGCTCTGGCGTATACACTTCAGAAACTGTTGATTTTAATCTAACCTATAATAACTCAGATTCAACAGGCGCAGTACCGGTATATATATCCAAAGGCACAGGAGTATCAGACAAGCTTCTTGCAGGTAATACAACAGCTCCAGAAGTATTTATGCTTATGTTCTTTAAAGCCAATGAATATTCGATAAATGGAACTGTTCAAACTGCATCTAAATGGGTTGTAGTAGGAATTTCATAATGTTTTAAAAGGAGGAAATTCAAAATGGGATCATTTAAGTCAATATATACTGACTATGCATGTGAACCCAGTCAGACATTGGTAGGTCCAAAACTTACATTAGAAGCAAATGCAGCTGGATCATTAGAATTTTCTGTATTACCTGGACAAGATGGTTATGATAATACTTATACGAGACCTAGACATGGATATTTGGTAGTTCTGAAAGATGGCGAACCGATATGGGATGGTAGAGTAACCACTCGTGATATGGACTGGAATAATGCTAAGTCTATATACGCAGAGGGTGCTCTATCATATCTCAATGATATTATGATACAGAGTCTTGAGGATACTAGTGATTTTAAAACAGTTAGAGCTAATGCAAAGACTGATTTAAAGAAGAAAGAATCTGCATTTAATAAGGCAAAGAAAGCATGGGAAGATGGAGGTTCTGTAGGAACTGGTGATTTATATAATAAGTATATTACTGCAAAAAAGAATCTAGCCTGTTCTAAAAAGAATTATGCCAATAGTGTATATAATTCAAATATATTAGACCAAACCGATGATGAATTACTTCTTGAACTAATAGAAGATGATTATTATGGAGAGAACGGTCCTAAGATATTTGAAATGATGTTAGAGAAGTATAATGCTCAGGCTGAAAATTCTAATGTACATAATCAATTTGTTTTAGGTGATGTATTTGTTCCAGCTATTCACGAAGCATATGAAGCGGTTGATGAAGACGATTATCTTATAGAGTGGGATAGTCCAGACTTTACAACTGTGTATGAATACTTTAGTTCAATGCAACAGAAAATTCCAAATACATATTTATCTGTAACATATGAATATGATGAAAATAATTTATTAGTTAGAAAACTTAACTGGCTATTACAAGGTGTAAATAAAGATAATGTTAAAACTGTAAAACAATATTATAATACAAATGTAAAGTCAGCTAAAATAGCATATAATACTGCGGCGGAAACTTATAATAAATGGTACGTAAAAGCTTATGATTCTGCTAAAAATGCTGAAGATATAGATGCTACCATTAAAAGTAATTCGGAATATGCTAGCAAACATAATCCACTTGTAACTGCTACAAATAATTTAAAGACAGTTAATGCTGCATGGAATGCTTATATTAAGAGTCTTGTCGATTATAGTTCACCTGATATTGTTGTTAAACAGACAGTAAACTTTGGCGAAAACTTATTGGATTTTAAAAGAAATATAGATAGTACAGAAATGTTTACTAGATTAATTCCAATAGGCGAAGATGATTTATATTTAAATGATGATAAATCTTCAAATGCCATATATGTACAAGATAATGAACTTGTAGCACAATATGGTGTTATAACCCGTAAGATGAACTTTGATAAGATTCGTGATGTAAAAACACTTAAGCAGCAGGCGAACGCAGAACTGGCAAAGATGAAAGCACGAATAGATGGAAGTAAAGAGTCTATTGAAATAACAGCCCTTGACTTAAGATATTATGATCCGAAAGCATATTATGGTAAAAGTCTTAATATATTTGATGTAGTTGATTGTATTTCAGCGCCACATGGTTTTGTAACGTCCAATAAATTTCCAGTACTTAAAGAAGAAATTGATATGGCGCAACCTGAAAATACAAAATTTACCCTGAATGCAATAATCGAATATCAGAGCGCAACATCTCAGTTAGCTTCTACATCGGCAAGCACAACGGCAACTGCATCGACAGTATCTACCTTGGGCGCTAGAAAAACTGGAGATGGTGGCGATAGCGATTCAGTCCCATTTTGGACGGAAGACATCTTGTGGCAGGGAGCGCTAGCAGATGCAGGTACCATTCCTCTGCCCATTGATACCCCTAGCATAATACGGGCGTATGATATAATCGCAATAATGTATTCTAACAATGTTACGTTACCGACAAATGTTAATATTCAATTTGATTATATATTAACATCACATATTGGTATAGGCTATCATGATCAATTCGGTTTTGGTAATACGGCACGCTTTTTTTTTAATATTCTTCCCTCAGAAATTGAGGTTACCTATGTAAATCACTTGACATTTCGTGAAATAATCGGTATAAAGTTTGGTCAAATAGTAGAACCTGATGCAACTGAGTTAATAGTAGGATAAAACATCATAATAAAGGAGGTACAATATGACTAATAGCAGAGATGAACCCTACGATGATTTTGAACAATACCTTATAAAAGAGATAGAGCTTGCAGGATACAAACATTTAGACCGCAAGCATACTCTTGAAAAGGTACTAGATGAATATCGCAAATTCAAGAACAGAGAAGGTATGACGAATGGTTGATATTAATTTATTAATTGCAATAGGCGGAATTATATTAACGCTGGTATTTTCAGTTTTGGCAAATATTAGAGCTAGCAAGACTAGTATAAAAGATGAAATTGAAAAAGCCAAAGCAGACGCACATAAGCAAACAAGATTAGAAACGAAATTAGATGAGATATCTTCTGATACAAAAGATATTAAGTCTGATATACGAAATATGAAAAATGATATTGGTAGTATCAATGAACGCTTAATTATAGTCGAGCAGAGTACTAAATCAGCTCATCATAGAATAGATGCCCTAACTAGTGATAAGCAATCTACAGAATGAATTAGAGGTGACAGTATGAATGAATTTGGTAAAAAGTGGTGGAAAGCCGCTGGTATTAGAGCTATTAAAACTATAGCACAGACAGCCATAGCATCCATAGGCACTTCCGCTGTTATGAGCGATGTGAATTGGATTATGGTGCTTTCAGCGTCTATTCTTAGTGGTATATTATCTTTATTAACAAGTATCGCTGGATTACCTGAGTTAAAAGAAAATGATATTAACGGAAACCTCATTGTGAGTTCAAACGCCAATGAAGAATTACTATCACTTGAAATAACTCCAGAGCAGCTAAAAGGTATTGATACCAATAACGAAATGACTTTTAAGGTTATCCACAAGTAATTAAAATTATATTTCCTATTATTGGGAGAATATGGCCTCGGTGAAAACTGGGGCTATGTTTTTTGTCCCTTCGCGCCAGAATCAATCCTTATGATAGAAAGGAGGTACTTAGCATGAATAAGAAAATTGGAAAGGTTATTAAGGTGATAGCAATTATTGCTGCATATTTTATAAGTATGATTGGTGCAGCATTTGCTGGATCCGTAATGGCTTTAGTAGCAGAAGAAGCTAAGGAAAAAGTAAAAACAGAAACAAAAACGGAAGTAAAGGAAGTAAAGAATGAAAGGAGTAAAGAAACAATTGTCTATGGCTTCTCAAGGGAAAACTTAGAGGAGCTAAGGAAATTAGGAGAAAAATACAAGGAAGATTAATTAAACAGACCTGGGCAAGTCTATAAACTGCTCATATGTTTTTTGTCGCGATGAGATCAACCCCTATAATGACGTAGGATGAGTCCACAGGCTGGTAACAGTCGGGCAGGGGTTGACACCCATGAATAGTTCAATGGTAGAATACCATTTGAAATGATGGAGACGTAGTTTCGAAGACTACAAGTCCTATGTTTTTTGTCCCTCGTAGGATAAACGATACATATAGTGAAGTAATAAATTATATTTGGCACCTATGCCGTATAAGAATAGGAGAAAGAGGTTTTATATGGAAATTAGTAATGAGATTTTAAAGCAGATTCCACCGGAGAAACCGGTAGACGAAGAGATCGCCGATATGATATATGAAGGCGATGTTGAAAAAATGAACTATTGTTTCAAAAATATTGAAACAACCAAGTATTTATTCGGCGATAGAACAAAATCGGCCGAAGCATTAGAGGATTATGGAAACAAAAAAATCCTCTGTAGAGTTAAAACGGTAAGTCAGGAAGCAGAAATGCTTCTTAGTTACATCAGAGTCTGGACAGACGATCCAGACTGTGACATGTATTTCTTCACAACCGAATTGGTGTGAAGATAGAAGACCCGGGTAGGTCTATAAACTGCCCATATATTTTTTCTCGTGAGATAAACAGCACATATAGTGAAGTAAATAAACCTAAAAAGGAGGATTTAATATATGAATGAAGAGTATTTGTGTAACTGGGGCCATGGGCTCCTGGAAAAAGATGGAGTCTGGTATGACTCCGAATATGAAATAAAGTTATATGATGCCGTCAAAAATGGCGACATCGAGGGAGCTTCGGAAGCCATTAAAGATCCGGAATTAATGAAAAAAATCTTCGGCGAAGATGCCGAAAGTGTCGAAGTATTAAAAGTAGACATTAACATGGGCCGAAAGGGCATGTTATGCGAAAAGAAAGGAGGAAATGAATTATATTTCATCTCGCCATACGTTTATGACAACGAATGGCAGTGGGATTTGTTCTGCGGTTGGGTAGTAATACCTACGGCGGGATAAGAGTCAAGACCTGGGTAAGTCTATAAACTGCCCATATAGTTTTTCGCGGAATGAACAATGGGTATAATGAAGTAAATAAAAATAAACCTAAAG